ATAATATCTCTTTAGTGGCAGGTTGATTGTATTCAGAAACGAAACTCAAAATCTCCTCAAAGACAATACGTTGATTAGAATCCTCAAAGTATTCTGCCTTAAGAAAAGGAATTACCTTACGGACATAATCCTCATTATATAAAAGATTCCTAAGAATCAAAAACTCAACGGTATCCATTAATTTAGTTTATGCTGTGGATTGTTAGGAGAATGTGGAACATCAAAAATAAATGCTAATCTAACATCATCACCAATGTTAACTGTACCGTGTGGTATCTTATTATTAAACCACAAAAATGTCCCTGGGTCAACCACTATACTTTCAGTTCCTACAAAATACTTATACTGCCCCTGTAAAGATAAATGATACCTATCCTTATCCAAGTAATAAGTTCCTTCATCTATATGAGCTCCAACAATCTCACCTACAGGTAAAGCAAGAAAAGCACACCGACGTATATCTGGGAAATATTGACTAAGATATTTTATTACTTCTGTGTGCTTTTCATATGCAGGAGTATTGTGACAAGTTTCTGTATTACCAACATCTTCTCCTGGTCTCTCAATACTACCCATTACAAGTTGCAAAACATCAACTGTTGTAATATATTCATGAGGATCTTTCATCTTGACATTATCAAGTCTCTGTTGAGATCCCCAATCTTCAGGGTGCTCCTCTAATTGTTTTAAAATCTTTGATACATCTATTCCAGTCTTTATAACTTTAATTTGTTTCATGAACCATAACTAAACTCTTTCTGTGCTATTTCATCCAATGCTTGAAGTACTTGCTCATTAAAATATTCGTCAGGTTTAGCATAGATCTGTTTGGCATAAACCTTCTTACCATTAATCTCATAACGACCAGCAACATTCTTCCATAATCCTCCTATCTCTCCTAATTCAAGGAGACCATAATACTTATCCAAACCACGTTGGTCATAATACAAACGTATATCGACTTGTTTGTTCTCTTTACTTAAACGTGATTTATGCGTCTTAGCTTTGATAATGTTTCCGATGACTTCCTTACCATCCTTCTCCTTTTTCTTTCCGAGATAAATGATTGTACTTGCTGCATACTTGAGTCCCGAACCTCCTCCCATTTCTTTAGTTGGAACATAAGCTCCGATGACATCATACGTATGGTTCGTGACAATGAGTGGGACATTCGCTTGGCCTAATTTTAGTGTTAACATTCTGAACGCACCTTTGACCAACTGTGATTTGGTCATATCACGGACTTGTTTATCGTCCAGTGCGTCTCTAATTTCTTTCTCTGTGGAAAGCATTCCTAGAGAGTCTAGCACAAACATACAAGGTTTTCTATCTCCTATGTCTGTCTTTAAATATATATCAATTGCTTTAAGTGCCTTGGTACGAAACTCTTCAATGGTTACTACATTAATAACCACAAATCTCTTCGTATCAATATTACGAGACTCTAAAAGTGACCTAGTAATACTACTCTCAGTATCAAAATAGAGAACATAAGCATCGGGGTTAGTATCCAGAAAGTTCTTTGCCACTGCGAGAGCAAAAAAAGTTTTTCCTGTACTAGACTCTCCAGCAATAGCAGTAATTTTATTGCTAGATACGCCCCCAAAAATACTACCTGAAACAAGTCCGTTAAAGACCAACGAACCCGTATCAATAAATTGTTCACTGTCTGATATATCGGATGCGAGTTGGGTGTAGTCATCACCAATTTCCTTTACGATGTCCTTTAAAAAATCCATTTCAAATTCCTAATAATTTACGTTGCCTCTCAAAGTAACCGTGAAGAATCCATGAACTACTGTTCATCTTATCATCTCCACCAACACCCCAGACAAACTCAACACGAGGGTCATCACCATACTTATCATACTCTGGTGTATTCATTTTACCACGATCTCCGCCATTTGCAAAGACCACGGTTTCTGCAATGTCTAAACACTTCTCAATAGCACCACAAGCAGAACCTAATTCATCGTCCTCCCAAGATACAACAGCATCTACCATATCAAGATGCCTTATTATTTCAGCACGTTCTTTCCATGATAGAAAATACTGTCCCTTCTTTTTTGTTAGCCACTCTTCTGTGTTAATGCCAACTACCAAATAATTAGAGAGGTCTTTTGCTCTCTCAAAGTATCGTATATGACCACTGTGAATTGGATCGAATCCACCAGTAACAAGACTCACTTTTTCAAAAAACATTAAATCACCATGCCATGTTGTTCACGTAAAATTTTCTTATATGGACCATCTGGATTTTCGTCCCTTACTTCCTTAACCTGTTTCAATAGAAAATAAAGTCTAGAGTCACCTCCAAGAGAAAGTGCTCTAACTATTGTTTCTAAATCTTTGTCGTTGATCGGTAAATCCATTAGGAAAAAAATGATTCTAAGTTTGCAGTTTTCTCCACACTCCAACCAATAGCATCAAGAATTGATTTGAGTGGTTCCAGGAACGATTTTTCAAATTGTAGATCATAATCGATATACTTGGTGATTCCAATCTCATGAGGAAAATCCTGAATGAAAGAAATAATATTCTCATGAATAATATTTGGTTTCTTCAGATAACAGAATTTAATCTTCTCGCCGTTCTGGATGAGAGAGTACTTATTATCTAACTTATGCTTTTTAACATAATGGTTGAATAACAATGCACCCCGTATATGTATAGGAGTTCCTTTTGCATATATTGTAGAATGTCCCTTATATTTGACAACATTAGTTGCTGACCGTGGGAATGATATCTCCTCTGGTGGAAGTTTTTTAAACTTAGCACGACAGTCCTCAATGTAACTAATCACATCATCTTCACTTCCACTCATTATTATCTTAAGAGCATCCTTAATCATAGTACGACAAGGAGCAGGTGTAGAGGATTTAACTGCCTCAATACCCATCATCTTTAGTTTGGGTTCTTCATACCTTACTCCTTCACTATCCCATACGTTAAGAATATATCGCTTCTTCGCAGTCCATATACCACGGTCAGCAATATTCTCTCGTGCCATAACCATCTTCTGGTCATATGCATTTACGTAGTTGGCCAATTCTTGGTAACAACTTTCAATATAAGGCTCAAATTCCATTTCACAGACCTTATTAAGGAACGTGACAATGCCTTCATTAGTTTTCTCTCTCCCCTCGTATACACGTTCAACCAAAGGACCCAAATTAAGATAAATGGAATCGGTATCAGAAGCAATAACATAATCAATGTCCTCCGTTTTTAAAATTTTATTAATTTTCTGGTTCATTTTATTCTCTATCCAACGAATAGAGACCTGACCAGACATAGTGATTGCCTCTGCATTTGCTAATTTATAATACCTAAAGTACTGATTACCAACAGCACCATAAGCAGAGTTAAGAGATATCTTCTTTGCCATCTGAATATTGTTACACCTTGCTATCTCTTTTGTAAGGGCAACTGATGGTGTCTTCTCATAGTCCTTCTTTGCCTGGATCATCTTCTTCTTGAAGACCACCCTATCCCCATACATCTTATCCATCAACTCTGGTAGGAATCCTCTTACATCCTTTCTATACTGTGCTCCATTAGCACACGTTGCATATTGGGAATCAAAGTCATCTATCTCCTCATTTAATATTTTTTCAACGCTTGCGCGGGGATGTCTAGTCTCCCAGAGGGTTTCTGGACTGATATTGTACTGCATAATAAGATGAGGGTACAAGCTATTAAGGTCAAAAGAGACCACCCAATCATACTTTCCTGGAATCGGTTCCTTGACATAAGCCCCTGCGTACTTTTCGTTCTTTTGTGATCTGTTCTTAGGAGGAATCACAATGTCCCTTTTCTTCAAATAATTATAGATTATCGTATCCCACATCCGTACCTGATAGAACACATCATTGTAATTGACCTTAGCATCATATGCCATAGTCAATGCAAGTTCAATCAGTTTCATCTTGTCTTCCAGACGGTCAACAAGTTCCACGTCAATTATATTATACTCAATAAACTTTTGCCAACCCTTTGTGTAGAAATCCTTAAAAGTCTCATACTCACTATGGTCTAACTTCTTCTGTCCTAATTCTACTTGTGCAATATAATCCAACCTATATGACTCTTGTGCTTTATAAGTAAACTTCTTATAAAGATCCATATAATCAAGTTGAGTTACACCACCCACATCAAAGGTAGTATGAGTTCTTCCCATAATATGAATCTCACCTTCAGAAACAAGTCCCCACGGTGAAAACCTCTTCATTAACTTCTCACCAAGTACCCTATTAAGTCTCTTACAAATATATGGAATATCATATAACTGTATGTTCCATCCAGTAATTACATCTGGAACATCCTGCATCCAATAATTAATGAACGAACTCAGAAGAGCATGTTCTGATACACAATGATGATACGTTACATCTTTCCTATTATGCGTAAAGGGTTTAACTCCCCAAGTAACGATCTGCTTAGTTGTATAGTCCTGTATTGTGATTGCAAGTATCTCTTCCACGCACGATTCAACATCAGGGAACCCCTGCTCAGACGCAACTTCAATATCCAAACTAATAAGCTTAATTTTAGATATGTCAAACTTGATTTCATCTTCAGGGTATTTCTCTGAAATGTATTGATAGATGTACCTATCATTACCATATATGTCAAACCCCTCAACCCCATCATATCTCTTATAAAACTCCCTACAATCTCTAACTGTTCCTGGATGAATTGCTTCAACTACTTCTCCATTCAGTGTTTTATATTTAGTCTTCTTTTTAGACTTAACAAATAATGTAGGAAAAAATTCATCCCTATGTTCATATCTCTTTCCATTCTCTACACCACGAACCAGGAATTGATTCCCGATTAGTTGAACATTGGTGTAGAAATTTTTCATTTAGGTGGAGTAGGTGGAGCGTGTAGAGTGGGCTTAAGAAGTCTTTCATATTTCTCAAGTAGAGTTGGTTTTGGATCTACAAGAGTTAAGATCTTATCTGATGATAGCATAAATTCGTTCTGATTGGTACAGTCTACCAACCAAGGAGACAAAGTATCCTGTTCTCCTAAAACAAATGGTTCTGTCAATTTACAGTCAGGTTCACCTGGAACTGCTGCTGGCATTTCCTCAATCTGTGAGACCAGTTTTAAGTTGTTCGTCAGAATCAGAAGTTGAATCGGTTTCTTGTCCATTGTTTAATACATCCTTTTCGTATAATTCTTGAATTTGTTCTACTGGAGTTACCATACTAACAACCCAGTCAGTACTGAGAGGAATTGATTTTTCTCTTGCCAAAGGTTGCCACGGATACATTGACACAGATAAATCTGAGGTCTTATGAGATGATGCTGACAACTCTTCCTCTGTAGGTACTCCTGTGGTTTTAAGTTTTACCACAACTGGTTTTGTAAGAAAATACCCAATGACTTGTTGATCACCATTAACCATCTCTTGCACATCTGCAATCA